ATAGTTAAAAGACAGCGGGATGAGATGCAGCAAGCGATAAAGGATAAGCCTATGCAGCCTATCGGCAAAACCAATAATTGGATGGAGAGTTTAGAGTTAACGCATGAAAGGTGTAAGCAGGAAGGGGTAGAAATAATTGATGATCTTAGACAATTGAGGATAAATCTAAATGACCGTATTCAGTCGCAGTACAGATAGACCCGTAATAATGTGTGAGGATAAGTTTTGCCATTCCCAAGCGATACTATTGGCAGGTGGATACAGTTATTGCCGGGAGCATTATGATAACTACTTCCACACAAAAGCATTGATCTGGAATAAGGCCAATGGATTAGATACCGTAGACCATCGAAAGGAATTTATATCAAACAAAATTCGCGGCGTTATATCGGCAAAGACAATATGAACTATCCAGACTATCCAGTAGGTTCTCAATACTTCGACCTGACTGGCAAGGGGTCGCTCGTTGGAATCGCTGATGAGATTCTTAGTATCAATAAATTAAACCGCCAAAAGCGAGACTCTGCCCAAAGAATTAGGCTTATGCGAACGGTCGAGTTGAGGGACTACAAACGAGAAAGCCGCGCCAGACCATCGAAAAGAATGACCGAAGCAATGCGAGACATAGTGAAATACATCACCGAAAATCCCGGCGCACAACGTGCTGAAATCTTAAAAGCAGTCTTTAACTTTTCTGTTATTTCTCAATCCAGTCTTGGCAACAATCTTAACTATCTGATTGATCAGAAGATCATCACTGCGAACGGACGTACTACTGGAAGAAAATTTTATGTAATAAAGGCAGAAAATGACTGAGACTATTAGCCCGTTCGCAGCACTTGATTTCATACGCGACAATGCAGAAGCCTATGCTCAGGCAAAAGCTAACCTGCTGTACCTGACAGAGTATCGCAAGACTAAAAAAGCACTGCTCATGATTGAGTCAGATGCAAAGACGGAAAGTGCCAAAGAAAGTTACGCCTATGCGCATGATGAATATATCGAACATCTAAAAGCCCTAGCAATCGCCCTACAGGAGTCTGAGAGGCTTCGATGGTTGATGGTGGGAGCAGAGGCTAAGATCGAGGTGTGGAGAAGCCTAGAGGCTTCCGCACGATTAGAGATGAAGTCTACCCAATGAACAGAAAGAAGGAGTACGCGAGGATCGCTGAATGGGGTTGCATCCTGTGCCGCCATAAGGAAGATTATGATACTCCGGCAGAAATTCATCACATTAGGAATGGTGGCAAGCGTGAGAACGCACCTGTTATTCCTTTATGCCCAGAACATCATCGAGGGAAAACAGGAGTGCATAATCTAGGAAGTCGAGGCTTCGTCAGAGTGCATGGAATTAGTGAAGAAGAACTATTAAGTTATCTAATATTAATTATTGGCAAGTTATGAAACCAAGCATATTAAAGGCTGTACTGAGGACGCTGCATGATAGTTAACTTGACCCAAGAAGATTTGCTAATCATAAATTTTGTTGGTCGCAGCCGATCATTGATAGCTCGCGCTGCTAATGTGGTTGATGTAAAGCAAGGTGAGCAAGATGGTGTTGATTCGGATGTGATGGGGTTTGCTGCTGAGTATGCGTTTGCAAAACATCAAAATCTATTCCCGGATTTCGGTTTGTCTCCTAGAAGCGGAACAGCAGATGGGGTTACGGGAAAGTTTAGATATGACGTTAAGTCTACTCATTTGCCAAACGGCAGGCTTCTTTGCACATTAAAAGAAAACGCATCTGTTGATATATATATTCTTGCTATTGTAGCAAGCCGATCAGTTAACTTCCCCGGGTGGGCGTACTCAAGTGAGTTAAGAAAAGACGAGAACATTAAAAATTTAGGTCACGGCAACGGATATGTGATGGAGCAATCTAAACTCAGACCTTTTAAGGACAAGAACGCATGAACAAAGAATCGATAGACATGACAGCATTGTGGGTTGAGATAGTAAGTGAATCTACCCCGGTGGCGATATGAGTGATTACAGGTTGGAAGTGAAGGTGCGAAACGCGAACATACTGCGGGCGATGGAAGCGCGAGGCATTGAGAGTGTGTCAGAACTCTGCCGACGCATAGGCGCTAGTCAAACTGAGTTGGGCAAGATTATCAACTTGAAGAAAGCCCCGATGTTGGTTAGCGGAGACTGGCACCCGGACGTTCTAAAAGTTTGTGAATATCTATTTGTCATGCCCTCCGACCTGTTCTCACAAGAACAAATGGAGCCGCTAACGACTAACCGGAGTTCAGTAGATATGGGGTTTGAAGATATTTCTCGACTGCTAGATGACCCAACTCAATGCCCGTCTCTCAGGCTAGAGCAGCTGGATGTAGCAAATACATTTAACTCCGTATTGGAAACGCTCACGGAAAGGGAGCAGCAAGTTATAAACCTTCGGTTTGGCCTCGATGGAAAAGAACACAGCCTACTGGAGGTGGCTAATATATTTGGATTGACCCGCAAAAGGGTTTGGCAGATCGAAGCAAAGGCGTTGAGGAGGCTGCGTCACCCAACGAGATCACAACCGCTACTCCTAGCTATTGACCCAGAAGAATTTGAGAAGAGGCAAGAGAGGATAAGAGAGCGTGAGCGTTGGGAGGAACCGAAATGAACCCCGAAGCCGGTAACATGGCTGCCCTGCTTCTGCTACTCTGCCTAGTCCCAGCGGCAGCAAGTGCATTTATCACTAAGCCGCATTTCAAGACTGAGAAAGTTTACTTGTATCACAAAACGCCATGCCCAGAAGGTACGCTAGTGCAATCGCATACGATGGATGGGCGAGTGTCCTGCATACTTCAAAAGAGGCCGCATGGGGCGGCTGTATACCGAGAGTATATGAAATAATTCGATTGATTTTGGGTAGGTGACTGCCCTGACTTATTTACTTTGGAGAACAAATGCAAATAAACTTATTCGCAGAGGAAGGAGAAATTTTACAAATGGAAGATAGCCACGTTATTGATAAAGCGCACAAAGCCTTGGCGTACGTCAGGAAGCGTGGGCTACCTTTTTACAGTTATTCCAATGTTGAAAAAAAGGAAATTTTCGAAAAAATAAGAATTTCTGCCTGCCGCGAGTTATTAATTGGTGACGAGATTGTTCAAAATTTAGTAGGAATTGGTTTACCTTGGTCGTACTTCCCTCATCATTGGGGAGTGAAGGTCGGTAAAATGCGTACGCCATTGGATGTGTTTAACGACGATGCGTTGATGCTAAAAGCATTGTTATCTCGCATAAAATGGGGCGGATACACTAATGTAAAGAGCTGTGGATTTATAACTGACGCACAAGTAAGAAAATCCATAAGAACTGCCAGTGGCGCACAAGCAGTGAGTAACTTTAGACCAGTGACTGCTGCCGGTATTTATAAAAAGTTTGGTGGTGGGGTTGTCTGGGATATGTGTAGTGGTTTTGGCGGTAGGTTAATTGGTGCTTTTGCTAGTGATGTCGTTACTAAGTATATCGGAACTGATCCGAGTACATTAACATTCGATGGGTTGACGAATATTGCTAAAGACTTTAGCGACAATAAAATGTTGGTGGAACTACATAAAACTGGTTCTGAATGTTTTATTCCCCGCGAGCCTATTGATATTTGTTTTACGTCGCCACCATATTTTAATACAGAAGTTTACTCCAATGAGGCGAATCAGTCTTGCAATAAGTTTTTATCCCCCGATGATTGGGACACGGGCTTTTTACGCAAGACGATTGAAAATTGCTTTTCTTGTCTAAAGGATAATGGAGTGATGATTATCAATATTGCTAACGTAAAAGCACATAAAAAATTAGAGGAGAATACCGTAATTATCGCAAATGAAAGTGGTTTTGTTTTGGATCACACGTTACGACTAAGACTCAGCTCAATGAATAAGGGTGGATTTAAGCATGAGCCTGTTTTTGTTTTTAGAAAAGAACACAAATAATAATAATAATAATAATGCAACAGACCGCCCTGATTTATTCACTGTGGAGGAGAACAAATGACAATTAAATTCTGTATGCAATGCCAAAAAGAAGTGCATCTAGTCGACCTAATCGAGCCAACCGCGTGGAAGGCCATCTACAACAAGCTGGGCAAGGTAACTAGACGAATTTGTCCTGCCTGTGCTGCTAGTAGGAAGAAATTTGATGCTACGGGAGTTTACAAGAAATAATCAAACTGGGATGATAGTTCCTCTGAACTGAATATGATTCTCATCCCACACAGAAGCCTTTTCCGGCTCTAGCATCCTTCCTTTGTGGAAGGTGACAACTATAAAACCAGCTACCCAATTCCGAGGGTTATCTTCCATATATCCAGCAAACTGCTCGCCGTAGGGATTAGCCAGTGTCCCGCCATCAACTCCAAAGCGAGTGCCATTATAATCTGTAAACGGAGTTACTTTCAGCGAGTGCAGGTGACCAGTTACTACGCTCTTTCCTGATTTCAAAGTGTTGTTGTACACGGCGTGGATACCGTTGTGGTATCGGTGCTTAATGACCAACTCGTCATTCACCCAAACGCTCCAGCATTGGTTCCATCGGGGGAAATGATCCTTCAATGCAAAGCCTTTAACCCCTTCATACTCCGGCAGTTGCGCGGCAAGCCTAGTCTCAAACCGAGCGTCGTGATTACCTAGTTGCCAAAACAATTTAGCGTTCTTGCCAGCATCCTCAACAAGCTGAGAGAACTCTTGACAGGCTTCCAATTCCTCTTTAACTGTTGGCGCTTTGTCCCAGCCGATACGAGGCCACCTAGACGCTCGCGCCCCGTCAAATATATCTCCGTTGAAATGTACAGCAACAGGTTGCAGCTCCTTTATAAATTTAACGAAACCACGTTGAGCAGTAGTTCTCTCTTTAGGCCAGACGTGAGCATCAGACCCGATAATATGAATACCGTCATGGGTATCCACATGAATGCGCTTTGGTGCTTCCGGCATAACGTGTACTGTGCCACTCATTGCCGACAACAGAGTTCCAGTCCTAGCTTCAACTGCACGCCTCCTTGAGTGCGTTGCTCTTTCGCTTATCTGTAGTCTTTTCGAGACTGCTTTTGCACCGCCTAATTCACGCCAAATATTAATAAATTCTTCATCGGCTAAAGACATCAATGCCCCCCAATTAATTTGCACTGCCAAATGTCTTCCCGCATAATTATGATGGCAGTGTTAAAAGTAACAATGACAGATTCTTTATGTAAACAGTATGACGGGTTGATGTCCTCCAACCTCATCAATGCGAGCCACTGCTCTGCGGCACGAGGTTTATAAAAGAGAATTGGTTTAGATGGCGGCGATGTTAAAACAACATTAGACCAGTCACGATTAAGATCGCCTCCCGTTGCATTTACTGAGCAAGCATACCAGCCCGGAATATCTTTACATTCAAGATTTAGCTTGAGATTCTTAAATAATATTTCTTTAAGATTTTCCAATGTGTTTTTAACACTTCCACTTTTTCAAAGCTAAAGCTAGTCGAGTGGGATTTCCATTCTTGTCTTTCATTGGCCCTTTTACACCGCCCATTCTCGCGCAGAAAGAATCTTTGCGAGCGCCGCCTTCTGGCTGTGGGCGTTTCAATCCCGGCTTGTCTGGGTTCGCCGCGTTATATGCAGCGCGACCCTTAGCATTTAATCCGCCACTCGGAGACTGTCCCTCTTTCCTTTGCCATATTGGAGTCTTAGCCATTTTTACTCACCTGATTGCTGACTGCTCTCTGACCCATTGCTGGAGACTGGAGAGGGTTTCGGAATTGAGGTGGCAGGTTTGGTAGTTTTCAAGAACAGTTTCGGCAACGGTTTCAGCGTCAACGGTTTCTGCATCAGCAATTCTGGCGGGGTCGGGAAGTTCATTGTAGACGGCGCTATCGTGGAACACCCGGAAACCACCAGACAAAGTACAAGTATCATCTTTAACATAAACTTTCACCTTTTTAATTATCGCTCTGCCCTTTTCTTTGACAATTTGTACTCGATCCACGTACTGCGTGATCGTTTTGTCTGAAACCACTGCCTGTTTGACACCTGTTTCGATGGTATGCCTCTGCGCCTCGATTGTAGCCTCATAGCAAGACGATACTCCCCATTTGTGACCTACGTATAGCCCACCAGAAAATAATGCAGCAGCGAGCGTTGTAGCGATAGCAATTTTAGCAGCAAGCGGAATTACGAGCGCGGGTATCACGGCTTAAATGTTCTTTTACCAGAAAGCGGTTTTCTAGTGCCAAGATGACACCAGCCGGGAGTCGATACGCCCGCCTCACGATACAGATCGTATTTAATCAGCGCGTCTGGATTTGCATCGAGCCACTTGTCAAGATGATTGCCTTTGTCATAAATGTCTACAGCTTGACCAGTCCTATGAGCAGACTTCGATGATCCGGTCGTGGAGGTCGGAAGTCTGAAGCCGCCATCACCACCTTTTTCACCCGATACCTGATTCTTGGTCTTGGGGTTGTTAATTGACACTTCGCAGGTGTCCGTAACAAATGCGAATAGCAAATTGTTAACACGATAGAGCAAAGTCAGGGCATTAAGATCATAGTCTTTTGGATGAGCCTTATCGCCAAAATAATCTTGTAGCGTAATCATCGGATCGGCTCGCTCGTATAGAATCGAAGGATCATACTGCCAGCATTAGAGACAAATAGCATAATGGCATAAGTCCCTTGAGGTATCATCATCTGGAAAGTTCCGGCGCCAAGCTCAAGCAAGCTCAAGAGTAACAGCATCACGCCATTCAGCCAGAGCGTCTTAGAACTGCGCTTCTTCTTCACTTGTGATAGCCTAATCCAACCATTCCAAGCACCAGACCGCCTATAACAGCCAGCCCTATAAACGCTTTCCAAAACATATTTTTAGCCGCCCGGTAATCAGCTACCAATTCAGACACATCTTTATGAGAATTGTAATGCGATTCCGGTTCGATCCAAAACTCTTTCCGTTCAGAGGATAATCGCTGACAAATTTTATCTGCGACGATTTGCAATTCATCGTCCGTCATGACGCAAACCACCACCCAACAGCGATAGCCACTAGAATAAAGCCGGTAATAATACGCACAGTGTAAGTGCTTCTTTTGAGTTGCCCGAGCATTCTGTCTAGGAACGGCTCGGCTTTTGTCTCGAAATTACCGGCAGTATCGCCTACACGCTTTGCTACTTTCTTAATTCTTCCGATTCCGTTCGTCATAATGTCTCCTGATTAAACTAACTGTGTTTTTAATTCAACAAGGAAAGCCGCCCAGCTTGCCTTTATAGTGTCCAGTGCTTCTGCTGTGATGGCAGTCTTGCTAGATTCCTTCAGCCCTAACCGACTCGCTCTCAGCGATGCCTGTGCA